TTTCCGTTCAGCGCGTATTGCTTCCTGCGTTTCGGCTTCAGCTTTTTTAATCTTAGCTTGCTTTTCTTTGTCGCTTATTAGCTCAGCATTAATGCTATTCTTTTGCGCCTCAAGCTTATTGTTTAATAATTGTATTCTATCGTCTAGCGTATCTTGGTCTAAGGCTTTTAACGTTTCAATTCGTAGGTTATCCAGCTCTAATTCATTATTAGCGTATTCAGCGCGTACCTTTGCCAAACTATTTTGGCGTTCAGCTTCGACCGCTTGCAGCTGCGTAGTTAATAACGCTTGCCCCTCAACGGTTTGCGATGCTTCCTTTTTTAATTGTTCGGCTTTGTTATCGAGGCTTTGGTTTATAAAGTCTTCTTCGGTTTGTAGCGTCGCCGTACCTAGCGCCTGCGATAAATTAAATTGTTCGTTTAATAGTTCTCCGCGCTTTTTTAAATAGTCGGTGTCTATCTTTAATAAATCCGCATTCAGGTTAGCCTGTACTTGCGCTAATAACGCAGCTCGTTTAGTCGGGTCTAGTTCGCTTTCGGCTTCAGCCTTTGCTATTTCCGCGCGTTGCCGTGCTGCTTCGCGTTCCTGTTCTACCGTTAAAGCGTTTGCAGCCTTTAAGGTATCGAGTTCTATTAGCTTTATTTCTGCTAAACGCTTTGCCTCGTTTAATCGCACTTGTTCAATATCGCGGGCTAATTCAGCTTCAATACGCTTAATGGTTGCGGCTCTTAGTTCGGCATTTTTAATATCAAACCTTGCGCTTACTTTAGCTTGTTCGGCTGCGTTTTGAAGTATCTTAATTCTTTCTTCAACCGTTTCGCCCTCTATAATAGCCTCAACCTTTAAGCCCTCCTCGACTATCTTTAAGCGTGCTAATTGGTTTTCTTTTGCTTGTGCCGTTGCTTTTTCGCCCGCTTGTTTAGCGGCGTCGGCTGCGGCTTTAGCGCGTTCTTTTGCGTCCTCTTGTTCAGCAAACGCAGCCTCAGCGTTTATAGCCGCCGTAGCTTTTTCGGTTGCTATTCTAGTATTAAATACACGTTCGCCCGATTTTTTAAATTCAGCTTCTAACTTTGCTAGGTTTTCTTTTTCGGTTGCGAGCCTTTTTTGAGCGCTTGCAGCACTTAACGCGGCGCTTTCGCGTGTCGAAGTTTGCGCGGCTGCTATTTGGCTTTCAGCTTGCGTTATAGCATTTTTACGCGCTTCTATCTGTGTTAATAACGCCTTTTGTGTTTTGGCTTCATCCGCGTTAGCCGTAGCCCTTTGTTTTGTTAAATCACTTATTGCCTTTTGCCTATCAGCTTCTATTTGCGTTAACTGCCCGCTGGCTATCTTTAAGCGCGTTGCAGCCTCTAGCCCTACGTTTTGTATTTCAGCTATCGCGGCTTTTGTTCTTTTGGCGCTTTCGGCTGAACGCGCTAACGCTTCGTCAAAGGCTTTAGAGGCGGCTTGTGCGCTTAAAAACTTTTCTACCAAAAACCCTAAGCCAACTACTAAAGCGCCTACGCCCGTCGCCGCTAAAGCAATACGCATAGCCTTTAGCGCTCCCGTTGTAGTACCTACAACCGTAGTATAAATAGCTTGCGCTGCGGTTAGTGCAAAGGTTTTTATTTTGCTTTCTTCGAGTAATAGGGTTGCTATTTGTTGCACGCCGTTAGCAATAGCCATTACGGCGGTCGTTTTAGCGATTACTTTATTAAGGTCTTCGCTTTCACTACCGAACAAAGCCGCCGCGCCTTGCGCTATTTCGAAGCCCGCCGCTAGTCCCTGCGTAGCTTGTACCGCTGCATCAAATTTAAACGTATCGCTTGCGAGGTTAGCAACCCGCGCCCGTGTGTCGCCTATCTGATCTTCGAGCTGGGCGGCTGCTAGGGTTAAATCCCTAAACTGTTTAGTACCCGCTTTGCCCTCGGCTTCGAGCCGCGTTAGTTCGTTCTTTAACCCGCGTAATTGACCAGTTAGCGTTTTGCCTTTGCCCGCTATTTGGTCGAATGCTTTAGATTGGTCGTTTAGCGCTTTCTTAACTTCAGTACCCGAAAACGCAGCGGCAATAGTTTTACCCGTTGCTTTGTAACTAGCGGCTACCTTTTTAGAGGTTTCTTGCGCCCCCGCTTCTAATTCGCTATTCGCTTTATTCGCTTCGTTAACTACCGCCTTTAGGCTCGACGCCTCGGCTTCGTAAATAATTTCAACTTTTGCCGCCATTGTTTTGAGCCTTTAAATGCTGCTCAAATTTAAGCAAATAAGTCGAAACATCTGAACTCATTAATTCATTAAACTCCGATATAGAACCGCCCGCTAAGTTCATTACTTGTTCTCTGAACTGTTGGCTTGTTCGCGTTGCCCTGCTTTGCGGTGAGAGCTCAGCTGGCGTAGTAGGTCGGTTAGCTTGCGTATTTGCACCGTGTTGTATTCCCATAGCTGCTGTAATTCTTCCGGTGAAATACTGAATAAGGGCATCAGCGGCTCGATACCCAAGCTGTAAAAAAAATCGTGAGCGCCCCCTTTACTCAGCTCTTCAAATAGGGTTAACTTTTGTTGGTGTATATCGGGGTTTATTTCTGCGGGGTTTTCATCGCCGCGTATAATCCAAGTCGCGGCTATGTTTAATAACAGGTCGCGGTGTATAACGGTGTTTTGGCGTTCTCGTATTACGTGTATGTAAGCGCCCATTAGCGCGGCGGTCTTTGGGTTCGATAGCCCAGCCGCTAACGCCTTTTCCATTTCGACTAGTATCTTTTCCATTTCGCTACCGCTTAACCCGCTGCTTAAGCGCTCCAATAGGCTCATGCTCATAGCAAAGCGTTCGAGCGGCATATTAACCTCTTTTGGAAAACGGTAATACGTATGGCGTTCGTGTTTAAATACTTCGACTAGGTTATAGGTTGTTTTGGGTTTACGATAAAAGAGGGAGCGCAAAGGCGCGGTTAATCTTTTCGTGAATTTGTGCAATCGTTTCATAGGTTACTATAGTTGTATCGTCGTTCAGGTATAATACCGTTTCTTTGGGGGTTGAGCGAAAAGCGTAATTAATGTGGTTTATGTTTATCAATAGGTCGGTGTAGCCTATTTCGCGCCGCGTCGCTTCCGCTAGTTTTTCATCCTCGGTGTCAAGGCTTTCAACTAGCATGGCTTTGAGCTTAATAAACATAGGGCGCTTACCAAAGCTGTAAGGGGCATTCAGCATCCTTTACGCGGGTCTTTGCGGGTAAGAAACAACCGCACTCATTACACTGGTCTAAGAACTTATTACGCTTAGGGCAAACCTCGCAAACCATACGCCGCACTTGCGACATATTACGCGTTGCCTTATCGTCTTTAAGCATAAGCCACCACCCTAAAAAAATGTGTTTAATACGTGTTAACATTCGGTACAGTCTAAAAGGTTAGTAACGCCCTCGGGTTCGTAGTTAGTGTTTGCCACCGCGAAGCTAATACATGTGTACTCAGTTTCGCAAATAGTGAAATTAGTGCAATCGCGTAAGCTAATTGTGTAGCCCTGCAACGAGTCAACCTTTAACCCGCTTATTGATATTAGCCCAGCTTCGTCGCTTATAACTTCGAACGTTTGTATTTTGCCCGTAGCGTTATGCTTAACGTCCACTATATATCCCGTTTCGGGTGTAACATACCCGAACGCTAAAGAGCTTAAACAAGCGTCTATTATAATGCCTGCATCGTAACAAGGGGTGCATACGCTCATAGGTAACGTTTTAAAATTGCGTTTACAAAGTAACGAAAACAATCTAAAAAATCCGCACGCTCGGTTAACTTTCGCCTATTCAATTTAATAATTGAGCCGTTGGCGTCGCATTGTACTTGCTTCGCATCGAATACAAAGCCCTTGCAACGTTTACTGTTTACCCTTATATCCAAACGCCGTAAGGCGGAGTTACAATCGACGCGGCTATTCTCGTGCTTCGGGTTTGCGGGTATTATAAATTGGCTGTCATTCATGTGCAAAAGCCGTTTAATCATAGTATAGGCGCTCGAGTTATCGCGCTGCTGGACCGTACCGCCGCGCCCCATAGCGTCGCCCGTTATGCGTAGTAAGCCAATAGGAATGTTTAAAGCCCTTACCGCATCGCAAAACGCCTCTATGCTGCCTTTGTCTATTCGTACTTCGTCGACCACGTTAGCGCCGCCGCTGGTTTGCTGAATAACCAAAGCGCACAAAGGGTTAATATTAAAGTCCACACTAACATAAACGGGTATATTAGGGTTAAGTGTTGCATTATCGTCTATATGCTTTTCGTCTAACCATTCATACAGGAACGGGTTTAATACTTCGTCCATTACGTCCCAGTCGCCCTCGACGAAACGGGCGTACTGTATAGGCGGTAATTCCTTTAACGCTTCTAAGTATTCGGCGGGTATATGCGGGTTATCGGTTATTTTGCTAGGTATAAAAGCCCAGCGTTCGGGTAGCGTGTTTTCGATATACCGCTTATAAATAACGGTCTTAACCCAATTTTGCGCGGGGTTACACGTTGCAAGGCAAAGTATAGGCGGCTTACCTTGCGCCTTATTCCAGCTCCCTATGCGCTCCTGAACTTTATAAAACGTTGGCTCTTGCAGCTCGTTTACTTCGTCTAAGCCCGCGCCGTTTATTTCTAAGCCCCTGAAGCGGTTTAGGTCTTTATCTTCGTCGTAGCTTTCTGCCATGAATATAAGCTCAGAACCGTTTATAAACGTTACTACTTGCGTGTCCCTATTCCAGCTCCGCACGTAATTAGAAACGCCGTCAACCATTATAGAGCTAAAGCTAGGAAACGTTGTACGCTTTAAGTCGGGTAGGCTTTTACGTATAATCGCCCAACGGCTACGAGGGTACGCCAAACAAAGCGAGGTTAGCGTTAACAGTAGCCAATACGTTTTACCGCCGCGAATTGCGCCCCCGAATACTATTACGCGCTTATCGCCGCTTAATGCTAAATCGTAGGCTATCGTTTGCCGTTCGGTTAATCGGTAGCTCATTCATTCGGTTGGCTCGGTTCGGTGCGAATAATAACGAGCGGCTCGGTTGTAGTTATCGTACTTTCGCCGTTATTACTCCAGCGCCCGCGTTGCCTGTTCGCTAACCAATGTTTAGCCGCTGCGGTGTCGGATGGTAGCTGTTTACGTAGCTTTACAATATCGCCGTCTTTAGTTACCGCTTCTTCTACTATTGTAACGCCTAACGCACGCTCATACATCGAACGCGCTACTTTAGCGTCGGCGTCTTCTTTTCCACGCGTTAATGACTCTAAAAATGTGGGCTGGTCTTTTTTCCAATTATTAAACGTTGCCTCGCATATATCAAACGCCGCCGCCATTTGCACGTCGTTAAGCCCTAACAAAGCAAGGTTAAAGGCGCGTTCGTCATATTCGGGTTTATAGTCGGTAGGGCGTCCTAATTTCTTTTTCATCGCTTCCCTCGCTTTTGTTTATACTTTTCAGCTTCTGCGTATGCTATTGCGGCGGCTTGTTGCGGGGTGTACCCTTCGTCGATTAGCTTACGAATATTCATGCTTATAACGGTTTGGCTATCGCCTTGAAATAGTGGCATACTTACAAAGTTAATCAATAAACTGTAATTCGTTTATAGCGGCGCAATAGTGTTGCCCGTCGCGCTTTAGTGTTTTAAGGTCTTCAGGGTATATCGCAAGCTCGGTTAAACCCTTTGTTTTGCCCGTTATGAATACGCGTACTAACTTAACCTCGTTGCCCTGACGGTCTTCGTTGGTTTCGATAGCGCCTAAGCAATAGCGCACGTTTTCGGGTAGAAGCTTTTTAAGCTCGGGGTTATCGTACTTTTTCAGGTCTTCATGCCAAAGCGCTATCGGATATTCGAAGTGACTGCCTGCGTCGTGTACGTAGCCTACGTATATAGGTTGAGCGCCTACGTGCTCGGCTCTAACGTTTAGCATGAACCCCGTGCGGGTGCGCTTATGCGTTGCTTTTACTTGTTCGTCGATAATCATAAGCTATAAGTGTCTATTCGTTTCTTTGCCATATCTATAAAGCGCTCTATGGTTGCCTCGTAAAATGTGCTAAACTCCTTATGCCCCTCGGGGGCGTGGGTGAATAGCACGTAAAGTACGGAGCGTAGGCGCTGGCTCGGTGTCTTACTTCCGAGCTCTGCGGCGTCTAGCTTTAGGTTGTTTATTAGCGCTTCGTCGTTATAGTTAAATTGTTCGCCTTTAAACGCCATAACGCCAACGCCGCCCGTCCATTGATTAAATAAGGCGCTCGTTTGTTCGGGCGTTAGCTCCTGCGTGCCTATGGTTATTTTAATGGTCTTATCGCGGCGCGTGGCTACCGACTCAATAGCGCAGGGTATCGTTAAGAGTTTAGCATCCATACTCGGGGTCGTGTTTTACTCGCGCTATCTTAACGCCGTCCATATAATCGTAAACCATGCGCCGTATCGTAGCGCGGTGCGAAACGGGTACACGAAAGGTTATATTAACCGTAGGCTCATTATAGAGCGGTTTAGCCCCTGCACCCTTGCGTGCGCCGCCTCGGTTATCCTTTTTCTTCGGTTGCATCGCTGCAAATATAGTTAATTTTTGATTATGTAACACAATTCAACGCCGTTTTTTTTAAGCGTTTTAAGCCAGTCGAAACATAGGCGTAAATAGGCTCTATAAACGCTTGTATTTCGTTTGGCGCTAGTTAGGTATATCGAATAGCTTTTATGCGTTGTAAGGGCGTTAAAATAGGTTTTTTCGCCGTCTTTAATCGCTACTGGCTGCGGCTCGTAATTTGTCATGTATTCAATTATACGCTGTTCGGTTGTCATGTTATGCGCGATTAATTAGCGGCTGTTAGGTAGTTAGCAGTAATGCCAGCCGACCCGGAAGCCGACTGACAAACCACCATAATTTTAGTACCTAAGATTAACCTTTTCACGCCTGCGATAGTTGTATATTTCCTCAATTAATGAAATATATTGATAATTATTTACACAATCAATTAAAGCAGTAGGTTGTAGTTTCAATCTTTGTAAAAATTCAGTAAATTCAAAATTTGGATTTTTTAATAATTGAACCATTGCAACAATAAAAGTTTTTCTTTTGATGCCTTCATAATATGGTGATATAAGAAGAATTTTATCTGCAATAGAACACGCATTATCATAATCCAATATTTTAAATTCACCTGAAAAAAATGTTGATGCATTACTTGCTCTTTTACCACTACCTTGCTGTACTCCGGTTAATAACATTTGGCATTCACTATGACCGAAATCATAAGTTTCTTTAAATTGCCTATATTTTAAATATTCATTGTAACCAAGTTTGCAATAGCCTTCAAGATAGTCATCTGAATTCCAAGTTTTTGAATTTTGATTTAAAATTTGTACTTCCGGCAATCCGTAGTTTTCACAAATAATGTAATGCAATGGCAGTCCAAGTACTCTGATAACTTCAAAGCGGTGCTGTCCATCAATGATTTCATAGTTTTCATTTACCAAAATTGTGGTAAATAAATACTTTTCAGACATTGACTTTCGCAGTCGGTTAAGGTGCAAAAGGTTTAAGTTTCTGTTGCCTTCTATTGGTTTAAATAGAAAGTAATCGGTTGTTGTGTGAACTTGGTTACTGTGCTTCACCATTGGTTCTACTTTGCAATTTTTCATTTGATTTTATCGGGTTTTATAACTCCTCCCAGAAGTTTTGTTTTAATTCGAGAAATGGCACTACTGCTAACACGGGTTTGGCAAAAAAGCCGTTTTGTTCTTCATTTGACATATTGTTCTAATTTTTAAGTTTTGTACTTCGATTTAACTTTTCGTTTCGGCTTCTTCGCCAAGCCCGATACCGTTATGCTCCGCCTTTGTCGTTATGGTGCTTATCAATTATATAAGCCCATGTTAGGGCGGTAATGATTATTATAAAAGCCATCATTATAAACGTTTTTACTTCCATTTTAAAAGGGCGTTAGTTCTTCGTCAAAGTTAGTGTTTATAGGCAAAGGTAAAAAGGTGCTGCCTCCGCTAGTTGCAATATCGCTAAAGCTGGTTATCGTGCTATTATGCTTAAAACGTACCTCGCCCGTCGAGCCTTGACGGTGTTTCTCGAATAGGTAAAAAACGTCGGAGCTATACGGCTTACCGAGTTCGTCGTTTAGCGCGTAGTATTCGGGGCGGTAAATAAATATAACCGTGTCGGCGTCCTGTTCTATTGAGCCGCTTTCGCGCAAGTCCGAAAGTATAGGGCGTTTATCCGCTCGCTGCTCAACTTGACGCGATAGCTGCGCAAGGGCTATAAGAGGTATGTTTAATTCCTTTTGCGCGGCTTTTAGCGTTCGGCTTATTTCGGCTACTTCAGCCTCGCGGTTGCCGCCTCTGAAGCCCTCTATCGTCATTAACTGCAAATAGTCGATTATAACCCATTTACAATTACCCTTGCGGGCTTCGCGGCGCATAACTCTTATTGCTTCATGTACGCCGCAGCGCGGTTTGTCGTAAATAAGAAAGGGCAAATTTTCGACCGTGCCTATCGTAGTTTCGAATGCGTGTAATTCGGGCTGCGTTAAATTGCCGTCGCGTAGCCGTGCGCTGTTAATCTTTTCATTTGAATGCTGCAATATTAAGCGCTGGCATAGCTGGCTTTTATTCATTTCGAGGTTAAAGTATATACCCGGCTCGTTAAAGTTGCAGGCGTGATATAACGCAAGCGCTGTTTTTCCCATAGAGGGGCGCCCCGCTAGTATAATTAACTCGGGGTGAAAGCCGCCCGTAAACCTATTTAAGGCGCTTAACCCTGTATTTAACCCGCTTGTTTTACCGCTTAAATGCAGTTCGGCGCGGCGGTAATAGGCTTGCCGTTCTTCGTGCGCTAGGGTTAACGTGTCGAGCATGTTATCATTACTAGCGCCGTCCTCGAGTAACGTGTTAAGGCGTTTAATTATTTCGGCTGCCGTTTGAGCGCCGCCGCGTAAGCCGCTAAACTCTAGAGAGGCTTCGACCATAACGGAGCTTATTTGGCGCTTAATATGTTCGTCCTTTAGAATTGCTATATAATCATTAACGGGCTGGTTAAAATAAAATTCGTCGCCCCAGCTTGCGATATTTGAAAGGTCTGAGCCTGTAAATGTTTTTTCTAAGCGCCCGAATTGCGCTAACGTTATTAGTGTTGGTTGCTTGTTATCTGCTATTATGTTTTTAATCGTTTTAAAGCATTTTAACGCTAGTTCGTCCTTAAAGTGGTGTTCGGATAGCTGCGGTATAATTTCGCGCCACGTATCGTCGTTTAAAAGCGAAATATAAATTAGGGCTTGTTCTATTTTCGGGAGCGGTTTCATGTGGTAAAGTTGGGGCTGTTAAGCCCCCGTTTGTGTTTTATTCCTTTTAATTTTTTAACTCCCATTGCTGTGTAGTTAAATCATGCCAAAAACCATAATCGGCTATATTGGTCGATTTTCTAAAATCAGTTGAATAATAGTGCTTAGTTGAATTTTTCCATTTCCAAGTCATCAAAGCATAAGTACCACTAACTTCAATAGATAATACTTCAATTTCTGATGGTTTTGCTTTTAATCCATTACTGCGAAGAACAACATCACCTGAGTTGATTTCTTCAATTTGTGTACATTTTTTCATTGTGTAAGTGTTTAAATGTTTAACTATGCAAATATACAACTTTATTTTGAATGCGCAATACCTAAACAAAAATAATTTACTTTTTTTTATTCCATTTTAACGCCCCTCGAGGCTCGCGTAAGCGTTGGCGCGGTTTGCGGTTGTTTAGAGGCGTTGTTTTTAACTTCAAATAAACCGCTCCACCCGTTAGCTATCGCAGTTTCTAAACCCTCGACGGCTTGCTCTTTGCTTTTATAAAGCTCACGCATTTTTTTTATTAGTAGCTGTATAGCGTTTTCGGTAGGGTATTTTTTACGCGCTATTCGCTCAGATAGGAATTGAATAAATAGGGCGTTTATTTGTTGGTCTTTAAAAAAATCCCTGCCCTTTATTTCTTCTATACTCTTATAAGTCTTTATAGTCTTTATAGTCTTATGTATATGGGCGGTGCTTTGGGCTTGCTTCGGTAATGCTTCGGTAGTGCTTTTGCTTTGCTTTGGTAGTGCTTCGGTAAAATTTACTAGAGCAATTATATTAGCCATGTATTGATTTTTAGATTGACGAACTACGTTAATAAGCCCGTTTTCAACCAAAATATCGAAATGCTTTTTATAGGTTTTATAGTTGGCTATTCCGCAGCCGTTCATAACCTGAGTTGAAGAAAGGCTAAATTCAGACTTCCAGCCTAATTGATTAGCTACCGAAACAATATAAAAATAAATAGCGGTCGAGGTCGGGTTATTATGCTCGGGGTTTTCCAAAGCCCAATTCCAATACCCATTAAAGTAATTAAACATTATAAAAAAATTGCCCTTTAGCGGCTGCGGTCGAAGCGGGCGTGCTATTACCTACACCCTCGCAGCCCCCAAAGGGCTTTAAAATTTTTAAAGCTATATTCAGGCTTCGACCTCTGAACGCTTAAAGATACAAAATTTACATATTTACTCCGCACATTTCCAAACAGTTTTTACAATTACCAAAATAGGTTTTTTTATTAAACTTTGATACATATGTTTTTTTACCTAAAAATTTTGTTTTATGGATATTTATTATGCCGTTTTTTACTAGCTGGTTATTTTTAGAGCTTCTAAAAACCGTATCCAAAACTTCATACTTACTAAAAATTTGCGCCTGTATTTCTGAATATATTTTACCTTCATTTGAATTAGTGTTAAAATCGAATGAAACTAACCTTAAAATTGATTTACAATAGGGTTTAATTCGTTCGTATTCGTTTAAACATAAATCTAGTTGTCTTTTTTCGTCTATTGCAGAAACGGAAGTATTAATACATATTTTTAGTTTTGATATTCTTTTAAGTTGTTCGTAACTTAAAACAGCCCAATGTTTAGTTATTATAACTATTTCTTTTCGACTATCATCTTTAAACATATCTAACTGGATATTATTTTGCAGCTTTTCGCATATCGATATAGTATGCTCCCAGTCTTCGGACGGGTCGCCCATTGTACCCATACGAATAAAAGGCATATTAATTTTATTTATTTCTCTTTTGATTTTATGTAAATGCTTTTGGCTTGTAAAATTCTTTATAACTGTTTTGCTAAAATTATAGCCGTAAATTTTAGCAATGCGCGCGGCGTAACAATCATTATAACATCCTAGCTTATTGTTTTTGGTTCCTGAAGAACAGCCAGCCGTAGGGTCTATTGAATAAATACCGCGCGCATTTTTAGTTAATGAAATTACATTAGAATAAGTTTTCATTATAAGCGCCCAACGTTTGGAAATAAGTCTTTAATTTTATTAGGGTCGCCTTTAAAAAACGCATATACTTTTTGTTCGCATTTCGGATACTTTCTAGAATTTAATGTTTTCTTAGCCGTTGCACGACGCGTAAATTCACTTTCTAAATAAACTATCCTATTATAAATATGCAGCCCTTGACTTTTAAAAAATAATTCGTGTTCGGCTTCGCATCCATAATAACCGCCTTTTGCATCTCTACTATCTCCCGTCATTACAACAAAAAATGTATTATCATTCATTACTGAAATAGCTTTTTTATAACCCTCGAAAAGTAAATCTCTAAATTCCTCGTAGGTTGGCAAAGTGTTTAATTCTCCGTTTGGCGATTTGCCGTCGTAATCAATATATTTTTCTACTTTATAATATGGCGGGCAAGAAAATATTAAATCAAATTTTTCAGGGTTTTTAGGTAAGTATTTTGAACTATCTGATTTTACCCATTTAACATTATAAAAATCTTGACAAATGGCATTATTAGCGTCGCATTGGTTTTGTCTAATTTCAGAGGCTAAATATTCATATCCGCACCCCCCAGCTACGAAACCCATTTGAACGCCGCCGCCAAACGGATTATATACCCTTACTCCATTTTTTGGCATAAACATTTTAACTATTATTTCACACAATGCAGGGTCTAATACGCTTGCGTTACCGTTAAGGTCTTTGCCTTTATCAGTTATAATTTCGTCGTCTTTAACGACCTGTTTAGACAAAACTACGTTACTCATTCCGCTGCTACCCTGCCAGCAACCCTCGCGGCTTGCAAACTTTGGATTAGGTATTTTATGCTTTAAACCTGCAAGCTCAATTTTTTCGTTCCATTCTCTTTTAATCTTTAACCATTCGCCGCTAGTTGATTGCCATAAATTAGTCATAGCCATATGGCAAAGTTTTTTTATACGCACTTGTTCAGGTTGACCGTAATACATATAAACGAAATCAGACTTTTCTAAATTAACCTTAAAGCCTAAAGCCGTAAAAACTTTTGGATTTTCTAAATCATGCTTTTTAGATACCGTCATTATCATTACATAGTTATCGGTATTTTGTTTAATGATTTCAGAAACCATCATCGAATAAATGGTTTTATCTTTATACTCGGGATACATTGCCGACTGAAGCAAGCAAAACTCTTTTACAACGTGGTTAACCTCGTAAGTAAAAAAGCCCGCAAAATTACCGTCAATCTCACAAATAATAGCTGAGTTCTTTTGCATATTCTTTCTTGCGGCTCGATATGCTACTCCGTCTAATAAAGCGAGTTCGGCTACTTTTACCTCGTAGCCTGAGCCTATAACTGAATTAACTTTTTTTATTTCGATTTTTGGCTCGAATAGTTGTGTTTGTCTTGTGTTCATGTGTTTTTGTGTTTGGTGTTTAGTGTTTATCGTAAGTACTTTTCAATTATTTCAATGCATTCCATTAACCCGCAGGCGAACGTAGCGTAATAGCCCTCGCGCTTCAGCTGGTCGATTATTTGCGCTTGTTCGGCTAGGTGTTCGTTAGCCAACGGCGACCCGTCTAATTTAGCGACCTTAACGCCTTGCTGTTTAATTTCGATAAATAGCCCCGCGTAACCGTTCGACGGGCGGCATATAAATAAGTCAGGGTAGCCGCGATGCGGGTTTAAGCCCTTATGTACCCGCGCTTGCCCGATACTCATTTTCGTTCCCGCGCTGAAGTCGAAGCGCCAAATTAACGTAGGGTATTTTAGGCGCATAAATTTAGATAGCTCGTTGTATATATCGCTTTCGCGTGGCGCTCGTTTCATCTAGTGTATAGGCGGTTAGTTATCAATTTAAACTGTTCTATACGCTCGCTTTTATCTTCGAATAAGTCCACTACTAAACAGCGATTGCGTTTATAGTCGTTAAATATTTTGCGGTACTTATAGTTACATTCGAAGTATTCAAACCCTAGCGCATAGAGGTACGGTTTAACGTGTTCGGCTTTAAGCCCTATAAGCTCGTTTAATTCGCTTACGTCGTTAGTCTTTGCCATAATACTCATTAAATTCAATTAGGCTCATTCTCTTTGCGCTAAGGTTCGGGTTTAGCCGTGTTTCTGCGTCGTTATATCCTGTTTCGTAAGCGTGCCTAAAATCGCCTTTTTCGCGCTCTAGGGCTTCGCTTACATGCGGGTTATTAGGGTTTAGGTTTAGCGCCTCGATTAAACGCTCAATAGGGGTTTGTAACATTGCGTAATTCATAAGCTCTTAAAGTATTTAGAAATTAATTGTTTCGCGTGTTCTATTTCTTCGGGCTTGTGGCGGTATAAATAAAGGTCGGTAAAGCGCCCCGTTTGCTTCACCTTTGGCGGTATTCCTATGTAAAAAAATAGCGCCGGGTCGAAGCCCATTAGCGACGAATACCAAACCGCCTGAACGTGATTAAGGTGTTTAATCATATCATGCGCAAAGGCTTGTATTGTATTCGCGCTCGTTGTTTTAACGTCGGCTATAATACCCTCGCTTAACCAACATAAATCAAACATGCCTTTAGCCTCGCGCTCGACGCCGTCCACGTTAACGCTACCGAGTTTAATATATTCCTTTTCGGAGTTTATAAACAGTTGCGCTAATAATGGCAGCTCGTTAATAGCGGTGTAAACGTTTTGCACGGGCGGCGGCATATTAACGAAAGGCTGTTCTAATAGCTGGTAGTGAAAAGCCGCGCCCGCATCGAGCGCCGTTTGGGCGTAACTTATATCGCCCGTATAGAAACGTTTAATACGGCTTGCGCTCGTTGCGGGGTGCTTAATGTATTGCTCGCGGGTCATAGTTCGTAATAATTTTCAAATGATTTGAATGCTGATTTAATTAATTCTTCTTTATTATCATTAAAATATTCTGTTTCAATAAGATTGCCATTTATAAAACCTGACCTAAATACTTTAAAAAAATGCTCCTTCTCCATTGCTTTGGCTTGGTCAATAACTTCATCACAATTTAGATTTGTTATGCCTTTAATGTAAAGTGCCAACCACTCAACTGCTGTTTGCTTTTTCATTAAATCTCCTCCCATGTTTCTACGCGCTTGCTTACCTTATAGCCTGCGTCCTTAACCATTTTAATAGCCGCCTCGAGCGTTAGTACGCCGTAGTTAGGTTTCTCGATAGGCTTCGGGTTAAACTTAATTTCGGTTTGTTTAGGCGCTTCGTCTAGCTTTTTAATAAGCTCCATTGCACTTCTATAAGATTTAGAGCTAAAATTAGCGCCTTTAAGCCATTTATTTAATATCGTTGGGTTATACCCCATCATTTGACAAAATTCTGCTTTATTAAAACTATGGCGCGTGCGTGCGGCTTCAATGCGTTCGCATATTTCGTTATGCGTTAACGGCGTGAATTTATAGGTTATAGTTTGCAAATGTTTTTTAATTGAAACTGTGGGTCTTGTTGTTTCCATGTTTATTTGATTATTTGAGTTTTATGTTCGTACAATTCAATGCCTGCGATAGCCTCGACGCCTTGCGCTTTCATAGCTCGCGGTAGGTTTTTAATTAGCTCGTTAGCGTCTAGTTCACCTGAAGCGAATAACAGCCCTAAAACCTTTACCCAGTCAACCTCGCCGTTAATACGTGCCTTAATGGTCGTGCGCACGTTTTTCGTTTGGTTATTCTCGACCGTCGTAGCGAATAGGCGGTCGGTAAAATTCGCCATAATATCGCCTACGCTTTGCGCTTGCTTTAGGCTCGCTTCGGCTTCGGCTTTTAACTTAGCTTCGGCTGCGGCTTGTTCAGCTTCGAGCCGTTCGTGGTATTCTAACATAACGCGTTTAGCGTCTTCGATAAATTCAATTAGCGGCGCGGTGCTTTCGCGCTCCAGCTTCATTAGCTCTTTTTTGAAGTTATCTAAAGGCGTGGTTACGTCCTTACGTGCGCTTTCGATTAGCTTAACGGCGTCGCTTACTTCCTTAACAGCGGCGTTCATAGCCGTATAGTCGCTTACGTTGCGAATGGTTAACGCTTCGCCGCCGCCTGTATTGCGGGCTATCGTAGCTTGCGCGTTTAATACGTCGGGCGAATTTATCGCGGCGTATATTTTTTCAATCGGTATTTGTATCTTTGCAAGTGTCATCTGCTTTATTTTTAGTTTGTGTTTGAATTAGGGGCGGCGATTAACCGCCCCTTATTTATTTAGTCCCACGGTAGGTCGTTAGCCGCTTTAATCCCGAATATATCGTCTTCGTCGTTCCCGTCAATAGGCTGGATATTCTGCGGCGGCGTAGCCTTTTTAGGCTTGTTTAACGTCGCTTTGTATTCGTCGCTTTCCTTTATTTTATCCTGTAAAAATTCGGGTAGCTTCGCGAACGTTTCGGGGTTATGCTCAGTAGGCGTGTAAGTAAACGCCTCGTTAACCGCAGGCGGGCAGTCAAAGCCTTTCATTAGTGGCGCAAAGCTAATAATATTAGCGTAGGTGTTTTCGCCTTTCGTTACGTGCGCTATATTAACCATGCACGTTTTGCCTAGCATCGCGAATATATCGAGTTTACCCGCTTGTTCGTCGGTTATCTTTTTACCGAGCCATGCTGAAAGGTCGCGGCGTAATAGCGCTTTTTCGTTCATGCTAAGGGTGTAAATGCTACGCACGTAATACGGTTGCTCGCCTTTCGCTTCGTCGAATACTGCCAGCTCGGTTGGCAGCTCGAATAGGAATTGAACTTTACGTTTTTTGCCGGGGAAGTTCCCACCTTGCTCGGTTGTACCGAGGTCAATAATCTGATAGCATCGCGCAGGGTAACTACCCTCGGGCGCTATTTGGCGGTTTACCGTTCCGCCAACGGGTGCTGTTAAAGCCATAGTATAAATGTTTAAAGGGTTTAAAAATTAGTTTTCGGTTGGCTGCGTGAAACACATATCGAAGTTACGATTAACGGCGTCCACTACTTTAATATAGCGGCTGTGAAATTCAGCGGCTTCGAGTACGTCGTACATGCGGTGTTCGAAAGGTACGCCCTCGATTTGCTCGATATTAAATTTGCGGTATATCGCAGCGCATTTGCTATCGCAGCGCGTGTAGATACCTTTTAAACAGCCATCGTCAACGAGCATGGTTAGCACGCCGTTTAAATGGTCGAATAAATAAAACTCGGTGTTTTCGGTGTTTTTGAAAGTTGAGTGCATTTGTAACATGGTATAAAAGGGTTTAAGTGTTTGAATGTTTGAAAAGTTGAAAGGGCGGTTATTAGCCGCCCGTGGGGGTTAGTTATAAAAACGTACTATCTCAGTTAATGTAAAATCAATAGTTATTAAGCGCTGAAATTCTAAACAAAAATATTCGCAGCTTACTCGAGTTCCTGAAATTTCTTTTACGGTTAGTATTTGACCGTTTAGACCTTTAAAATTTGATTTTGTTTTTACTTGTGCTTTCATGGTGTAAAAGTTTAAATGTTTAACGGGAGCAAATCTACACCTTTATTTTGAATTGGCAATACTTAAACAAAAATAAATTCAATATTTTTTAATCTACTCACTTAACCGCTTAATTTTCAGCGCAATTAATTTGCAGCGGCTATAAACGCAGCGCCCAAAAGAAAGCCCGCGCCAAACTTAACAACGCCCAGCTCGTACCATTTAGGCTCGCGGCGCACGTAGATATTATTTAAACCCGTTACGCTCATATAAGGGTTATCAATAGCAACCCTAACAACCTTACCGCGTTTGGCAAATAAGCCGCCTAAAAAGCGATTAGAAACGGTATCGCCTACGCTATGGGTAAAACGCCCATACGTTACTAAGCTATCGAGCTGAAACAACCCTAAACGGTTTATACGCCCTGCCATATTAAACCACTTTTCAGAGCGGTTAAACTCGATAGGTAGCTTTAAAACGTAAATAGTGTCGTGTATTACTATTGGTTCGCCTATTTTAAACTCGGTTTTTATAACCGTTTTAACTTTCGCCTCGGTCGCTTGTTCAATATTTACCAACGCCAAACGCTTTTTTAGCTCCTTTAAATCGCGGTCGCTGCGTGTTAGCTTAATATCCTGCGTAAAAAGCCGCAGGCTATCGTTAACCGTGCGCTGTTTTAGCTTACCGTTGTAGCTTTCTGAAGCGCTTAACCTATCGCGTAGCCCGTTTGCGCTTTGGCAAGTAGCTATTAGCATAATAACGAGTAATAAACAAGCTATAATTAGCGCCGTAATTGGTTTATAAAGGACTTTTGCCTGCGAAAACATAGCTTAAAAATTGCGTTAAACGTTCGTTTATTTCTGTTTTGTCCTTTAGCCTATCGCTTAACAGCTCAATAGCGAATTGTAACGGCATCCCGCGCTCCAAAACGTAAACAGCGGCTATCTTTACTAGCCTTTCGTCGCACTCGGTAGCTGTTTCGGGCATCATATTTGGCGTGCGGCTTTCTTAACTAGCAATTTTATAACATCGTCGAGGCGGTTTACGCTTTCTTCTATCATTCTAACCAGCTCTAAACGCTCCTTTTCGCTTGCGTTACCATGCTGAACTAACATACGTACTAAACCGCCTATCGAGGTTAGCGGCTGGCGTAGCTCGTGGCTTAACATAAACCTAAATTCTTCTAATAATACCTTTTGGCGTTCGTGTTCGTGGCTTGTTATGCTAGTTACATCGACTAGCTGAATACCTATAAAATGGTAACAATCTAATATTGCGTAAATATTCCAAACGTTATACCGTAAAGCCCCGTTTTTTTGCTTCGTCTTTGCGTAAACCCGTATAGGTTCGGGCGCTTTGCCCTTTGCCTTTTCGATAGCCGCTAAAACGTCGTCGCGGTCGGGTTCGGTAGCGCTAATATCCGCAATATTTTCGGGTTTTAAATGGCTCGAATACTCGCGAAATAAGTCGTTTGAGGTCAATATAAGCCCGTCGCGGTCGGTAACTACGTAAAATAGGTCTATGCTATTCTCGAGTATGTATAGGCTGCTCACTTTACAAATTTACAACCTAAAAAAATGTTAACGTGTATTACGCTGCAATTTCTTTGCGTAAATCTTTGAATAGGTTAAGCCATGCGCCGCTACATGTTAGCGCATATTTGGCTGTTAAACCTAGCATAAAGGTAAATAAGGCGGCGTTTATTAGTAAATCGTACTGCATAGGCTGTTGCATTTCGGGCGCTTTTCTTACTTCGTGAATTATTACGGGCGTGTACGTTTGTTCGGTTAACAAAGATACGTTACACGGCTTAATAGTATCAATAGCCTGCAATTTATTTATAACAACCTCCTTAACCGCTTCGTGTTTAATATCCATTTTAAGCGTGTCTAAGGCGCTTATTTCTGCGCTGCCACCCTTTGCCTCGGTTTGCGTATTTAAATCGCTTAAAAGCGTTTTAACGGGGTGATTTTTGCAATTACCCGGGTTCGTACATATTACGGTAGTGTCATTCGCTAGCATCGTCTTTCGCTTTAGGTATATATCCAGCGGCTAACATCGCAGCTACGATAGCCGCTAAGGTTTCGACTTCGATTTTTTTGAGTATTAACAGGAATACCGAAACGAGTATCGTTAAGCTCCCTATCGTTGGCTTCCAATGTTTAAGAATTATACTACAAATTCGTTTAGCCTTATTTGTTCGCCGTGCCATGCCTAAAGATACGTTAAACCGCGAGCGCGGTTAATTAATTTTAGGGCTATTATTTACAAAGTGAAAAGTATAACCGCGCTTCGTCTTTGCGGCGCGTTACTAAGCCCGGTAAAACCTTACCGCCGCCGCGTACCCACTTCGAAAACTCGTCCACTATCGAGGGGTCGTTTGCGTTTGCTTTTGCTTTGCGTAGCAACGTCGATTTAATAAACGCTCCAGTACCTACATTATAACAAAAGCTAACTAGCGCGTCGAATTGGCATTGGTTTAGGTTCGGTAAATGCCTATTAACGGCGTCCTCGTATGGCTTCATAGTTGCTAAAAGCAACGAGGTTGCCTCGGTTTCGTTATTTAGCTTTTCGCCTAATATTACCTTTTTGCCGTTCGGGTAACGCGTCGAGCCGTAGCCTATGGTCGGTATTCCAGCGGGGCAAAGGTAGCTAGTAAGCCGTAGCCCCTCGTATTTCTTTATAATATCTAAACCGAGTTTAGAGGTCGAGCGCATTATAATACTTCGTATTGAGCTACTATATAAATATATTGATAGCCGTATGCGGTGCTTGTACTTTCGACGCTTACAGAGCATTTATCGTTTGTAGTATCCGCGCTTAAATCCCATGAAACTAACTCGCTAGGGTTGGCATTATGCGCTACAATACCGAATAACTGTTTAGCCTGCGTAAAATTAGAGGCTACGGGTAGCGATAAATTAAAAGTCCCAGTTGTTTGACCCGTATATAAAGCAACCTCTAAATAATAGCTGCAATTAACTACGTTATCCACACGCTGGTAAAACGCCTGTATAGGCGTTACTACAACGTTATTAGTTTCGTCGCTAACGGTAGGTGTAAACGCGCCGCTTTCGAATTGCGGCATACCCGCGTATAGGTTTTGCACCTCAATCTGCTTGGATTGATTGGCTGATGTGTCCACAATGTACATTACATCGGTTGCATCTGCTGCCCCTAATGTAGTTAAGTCGGTTACTTTAACGCCTGCCATAGTTGGTTTATTTAGTTGCTAATTTACAAATTATTTAGATACTCAATTAATTCATCCGAGCTTGTAAAGGTTTGCCCGTTTATAGTGTTTTCGGTTAGCCATAACAAATAAACGCCTTGCTCGGTTATTACATGAAA